GTAAGAACATACGTTGCTTTATTAGTTAAACCAGCAACTGGTGTTGCAATATGATATTGGTTTATTCTGTGTGTATCAAAGTACTGGTTAGAAGCCTCTGAAGGCTCAAATGGGTTGATTGCAGCAGACTGTGCATCAATTGATTCAACCTTCTGATCAACAAGGCTGTAATTGCTAATTATGCCAAGATCTGCTGCTAACAGTGGACTTGATACATAAAGACTTGCTCCCTGTGCTACAACATTTCTAAGTGATGTAATAAAACTATTATACTTGTCTCTAACTGTGCTGTCATTATTAAAACTATTTTTAATTTCTTCAAAAGTTTCAGGGTAATTCATGAAAACAATAACATCGTATTGACTAACATTAACATCGTTTTCTAGATCAATAAACCTAGCAACGCCATTAACACTTGACCATCTATTGCCAAGCATTGGCTGACTATAAACTGTTTCTGTTGGTTTATATTCTAGTTTTTTCCATGTTTGTTTTTCTGTAAATGAATTTACATTTGTTTCAAGCATCCAATATGTTTCTGCCTCGTAACCTTCTTCAATATAAACTACACTGTTTGCAATTTTTGTTGGAGAATCTTCCGTATTAGGTCTTGTTAAAGAACTAGTTTTACCATTAAATATCCAAATTCCATTTTCAGAATAATCTATTTGATTAGTCAATAATAGTCTGTCTCCAGAATTTAACTCAACTCCGCTAAATGTTAAATTATTTAAAGATCCTGTAAAACCAGTTGTGCCAGATATTTGGTTTGGATCTTGCTGAACAATTCCAACAGCACTCTTAATGTTTCTTGGGTTCACATTGCCTGGTCCCCAAATTAACACATTGTCTTTTATTGCTACCTTAACATTTGTTAATGTCTTTAATGTTTTTTCCTTTGCAAGGTCAATATTGTATGTTTCAGTAGAAGAGTTATTGTTGTTATGTGTTACTGAATAATGATTAACTATATAGTTATTATCAAGTTCAATGCCGTCTTTTTTATCTACATTGTTCCAAAATAATTTTAGTGCTCTTTTCTTGTTTACTGATACACCAGGAACTGGCATAGTGACTGCAGAGGTCATTGATTCTCTAAATGGGCGTTCATCATATCTCCAGAATTTAAATCGTTCTTGGATTTCAAACTGGTTTAAAGGAATTATTGTTCCAGTAGCAACAGTTCTTATTGAGCCATTAAAGGCTGTAGCAATTGCTGCTGATGACCAAAATCCATTATAAACTTTATCTGTTAATGTGTTAGTAAAATAAGAATCTTTGTTGAAATTAAAGGTATCTTTAAATTTACCACTAACTGCATCATTGAAAAGTATAGATGGATTTGCTGCTGCCCATTGAACTTCTGGAAAAATTATTTGTTGATCGTTTATAAACTCAGATGTTCTTTTATCTAGTTTACCATCAATCCAAAACTCTATGTTCTTTTCTGTAAACTTTGACACATGGTCTTTTACTAAACCTGGACGAACAAAGTTAACCACAACATGATGCCATTGGCCATCTGCTACTGTTTGATTTCCATCAATCTCAAAATATGTTTTATTAATTCCGTAGTCATCTGTGTAGGTTAAATTAAGTTTTCCGTTTTTAATATTAACTAATAGTTCTTTTGACACAGGTTCTTCATCGTCTGATAAATAACTAGAAGAAGACACGGCAACTGTGGTTGGCAATGGAGATACCTTCTCTATTGCCTTTGTTGAGTTGTATTCATAAAGTCCAGAGCCATAAAGAAGTATTGAGTTTTGCTTGGTTGTCTTAAAACTTATTTCAAGATAGCCAGCCCTAAAACCAACCTTGGTTGTTACTGGATCAATTAAATTAATTAAAGCATTTTCTTCAATAATAGGAACTTGATTTTCATTACTGTTGTCAAACCCAAGAGGGTAAATTGATGTCAATGGTGTTGTTGTTGTACTAGGCAATGCAGCAAAATTAAATGCTGCATAAATATTGTCACTCATTGGCTTACCAAAAATAATTGGCTTTACTGATGGAGTAGTAGTTGTGCTATCACTGTATATTTTTGATTTAATAAACCATTTTGAATGTTGCAATGGTGTTGCAGGATTAGTAACTGGTGGAACAAATGCTATATTTTTAGATCCATGTGCAAAATCATAAACACACTTATTTTTTGATACAGGAACCTCAAACTGGTCAAATTGATTAAAAGTATTATTCATTAGACTACCTCTTTCATTGGTATTATATATTCTGAAAATGAAGAAGACGTAACATAATCTGCCCAGATTGTTATTGGCTCAAATGTTCTGATTCCATTAACACGAATTCCACTTCCTTCTAGTGTTATAGTTCCAGTTACTTTTCTATCTTGTAAAGCAAACGATGCTTCCATTACGGCTGCATTGACTACTCTTGGTGTTCCAAATGATAGGAAAGCAGCACTTGCAAGCATAAAGTCCACAGGAACTACTATGCTATCTGATCTTTGTGGATTAACAATAAGTGCGCTTGCTGTTATTAATTGTGACAAAAATAAAACTTGAGAATTTGTAGACACTAATGGTTGTACTATTTCAATATTGGATGAAGCAAATGTTTCAAGAATAATAGACTGTGCAGAAACACCAGGCATTACCAACACAGATGATGCTGTTAGTGGAGCAGATGCATTTACAGTGTTTGTTTTTGCTGGCATTGCATTATAAAGATTTGTTACTGCTGTTTGTGTAATTGCACCCTTATCCCAGTAGACTTCGTCAATAATAAGTTTAGTATTTGTTGGAATTACAGGTAATGCAGTTGATGCAAATGGAGTAATTAAGCAACCAATACCAAGTCTTGCATAGTTATTTGTTTCAAGGTTTGCTCCTAAGTCTGCAGTTGCTGCATTTGTAGTAGTTGGCGTAATAGATCCAATATTGGCCGTAAATCTAAGAACAGAGTCAACATAAAGTTTAACAGTATTATTAGTGCCTCCACCATGATCATGATCAATGACAACAAAGTGACGATTGTAATCAAACAGGTCTAACGCAGTAGAATCTGTTTCAGTAAAAGTTCCAGAACCATTGTTAAATTGCATGTGCAATTTGCCTTGATACTGATAAAGAACTGCATGTTGGCTATCTTTATAACCATTAAGATTCCATAAAACTCTTAAGCCATTGATTGATTGGTCATCTGTTGCTCTTTGGAACCAGAATGCTGAATGCCAATCATTTGCACCACTACCCCAAGAATCATTCCATTCAGATTCTTTAAGGATTACTCCGTCAGTTGCATAACTTGCTCCCGCAGTTTTTGCTGATTTGTTATTTATGCCAAGATCATAAGAGACAACAGTTCCTCCAATAGATGTAGGAACAACTGAGTAATCATTATCACTCCCATGGTCAAGCAATGAATTTGAAGAATCAAAATTTACATATCTATAAGGAGCAATATTTGTTTGTACATATTGATAGTAGGTATTATTAGATACAAAATGATTATTTGATTCTGCATAAACTGGAATTATTTTTGCTGAGAAGTTAATACTTAACGATATTATTGGATCAACAAGTTCTGCTTGGATTTCGCCAGGTCCTTCCATAGATAGATTTTTTGATTTTCCAACAGTTTCAACTGGTTCAGGAATTCTAGAGGCTAATGCAGAAAGTGGACTTTCTTGATATAAAACATTCTGTACTGGAAATACTTGGTGATTACCACTTTGTGCAGAAACGGCATAAGTAATTGGTGAGTAATCAGTATTTGGAGATAGATTTTTTATAAATGTGTAATGACTATAAATCTGGTTTTCAGATAATGTTCTATCGTAGATGGCAAACTCATCTGTTTTAACTCCTGCTAATTGATTAATTGATTGACTACCACTAAGGTTAATTCTATATCCAAGTTTTGGTCCATTATAAGTTACAGGATTTCCTTGTGCTGGTGGGAAGTAGATATTTTGTTCTCCTAAGCCATTTGGAGCACTTAAGCCTGCTAAAGAATTAACTATATTTAAACTAAGATTGCTAATTATTGATCCATTTAAATAAACCTTTTGTCTAACTTGATTTGGATTTGCTAAAGGTTCATATGTTACTACAACATGGTTCCATGAATCTTTCTTTGGTTGTCCATAATAAGTTCTCCAAGTTGCAAAAGCAGTATCAAGACTATTAAAGTCATAATTTTTAACTAAATCTCCAATCAAAGTATGTGTATTAGTTGGTGTGTCAGTTACATTATTACCCCACCAGTCAAATACTTCTGCAATTTGTGTTACACCATCAGTAAAAATAGGTCCAGATTCAACACGATTTCCAGCATTTGTACCAGCAGCAAGTGAGAAATACCAACATTCAACAGTTAGAGACCTTGTTGCATAAAGATTTGCAATTAATTGATTGTAATTTGGAATTATTGCTTGGACTTTTGGGCTAGCACTATTATACGGATTGACTGCCTGCCAAGATTTTCCATTACCAACACTAGTCATTTCTTCACCAGAAGTGACATTTGCAGTCATATGCTCAACTTCCCAACTTGTAATGGGCCATGAGCCTAATTGCTGAGGAACTGTCTGTCCATCTTGAATATAAAATAGTGGATTTAAATTTTTAACAAGAGTAAGATAATTTGGTGCTACAGATACAACTGGATTTACTAGTAAGGCTGATGCAGTAAATGCAAAGTGTCGAAGCAAAGGATTAACTAAATCAATTGTTGCTGTTAAAGCAGGAGCAGGAATAATTTTAGTTGCAAAAGTATCAAGACCAATTCTGTCTGGAAATGTTGTATTAGCAGTAATTGCAGGAGCATTAAATCTTGTTAATGTTGAATTACTTATAGATGGATTAACCATTAAAATTGATATTGGAATGCCTGTAGCAATGTTAGCACTATCTGGTCGTGTAGCAATAGATGTTGCATTAACAATAGTTGCATTAACAGAAATTGGTTCAGGTGGATAAATTGCATTAACTGGTGTTGCTGGTTCCTGTATATTTCCAGCAAGCCAAATTTGACCAATTTCATAAGGACCTACAGCCGAAGATGTAGACATATGAAGGTTTTGAATGTTGTAACTTCCAGTATTATTTGCACTATTAGAACCAAATTGCAATTCACCATATGCTACTGTATCTGTATTTGTTTTTGTATCTACTAATTGTCCATCAAGGTAAACCTCAAAGTTATTAATTGATGAGGCATCAAGTCTTCTAATTGCTAAATAATGCCAATCTGTTGTGTTTAATGTTGGACTAACAGGATACAAAGAATAAGAAGTGTTAAGATTGTTAAAATTATATATAAGTTTTGAAGGATTTGCTGAGTATCCAGTACCAGAAATAGCAAAAGCAAAATCTCCCCCAGCAGTGGTTTCAGTTGCTGTAGTTCTAATTTTAACAAGTGGCATTGAGTTAACAGTATTTCCTGTTGGCAATGTTGCTACCTTAAACCAAAAACCAATTGTGTAATTAAAATCTTGCCATATAGGTCTAAGTGTTGCTACTGTTGTACTAGAATATGGATTAAGAGATCCAGCATAAGCATTTAATAAATAAGAATTTGCATCAGATGCTGGCGGTTTTTCAGTTGAATATGCAACACTTAATGAAGTAGAACCAGTAAGATTGCTTGTAGATGCTGCTGCTTTGCTTCCATAAACTGAAACACCTGTTAATGGCGAACCTGTTTTTGCTCCAAACTCTACTCCATACTCAATTGGGTATGTAGCAATCTTGTCTCTTAGACTTCCTGGCAAATAATAAAGTGGTTCTTGCATAAAACTCATTGCCGCAAAACCAAAGACAGCGTCACCTGCTGCATCACCTGCTAAACATGAAGCGGTTGATGGTGTAGAAATATAATTAATTTGTCTTTGTCTAAAAATTACTGGATTAACTATTAAACATGATGCTGTTACTGGTGTTGCACTATAATTAACTTGTCTTTGTGCAAACACTACTGGATCAACCATTAAACAAGATACAGTTGCTGGTGTTTCATTATAAGTAATTTGTCTTTGCACAGATAGTATTGGATCTACCATTAAAGCATTTGCAGTTGCAGGATCTGCTGTTACTAACTTTTCTGATCCAGCAAGATAAATTGTTTGTAGATCTGATGCTGTAATTACAGTATTAGGAGCAATAAAAGCATTAGAAATATTAAATATTGCGTTATGGCTAGTAGTATTAAGGGCACCAAAAAATAACTGAACACCACTACCTGATAATGTTCTTGTTAATGAATTGGTTTCAACTCCATCTACATAATATTTTGTTGATGTACCGTTAACAATTACAGATAAGAAATACCATTGGTTTACATTACAAGGAACACCAGAATCAACTACTACACCTGTTGTACTTGCAAAAGAAAAGTTATTACCAAAAGCACTTGTTGCGCTTGCTAACCAAAATGAGAAACCAGTAGAAAAGATATTACCTATTTGCATAATTGCACAACCAGATGTACTTGTTCCTGTTGGTAGTTGTGAAAACCTAACCCAACATCCTGCTGTAAAGTCTTTATCGTTTACTGTTGCTATTGTTGCAGCATTAATGCTTCTAAGTCTTGAACCATTTGCATCACCTGCTACATTAAATTTCCAAGAACCACCACCACCAACAGGACCAACTGTTGATTCATATGTTGGTGCAATACCACTGAATACTGACCAATCACTGCCAGATGATTGACCTAATGTTCCTGTTTCAGTTGGTGGCAAAGCATAGGCTTCATTTAATTCAATTCCTTTTTCAATTGAATAACTGTTAATTTTACTATTTAGAATTGTCATAAAAAAAGACTACGCCTGTTACAGCGTAGCCATTCCTCCTGTCAATGATAGTTCTGGATTAATTCCAGAAAGGCTGTGGCCATTGATTGATGGAGTAGATAGAGAGAAGCAGGTCCAAGTTGAGCGGAGATTATGGCCATGGATAGCCTTAAGTTCTACCTTAACGGTAGGCTCAACTATATTTGATATGAGTCCAATATTAAGTGGACCTGCTTCTACTCTAATGTTCATTACGATACTGTAACTCTTACGATTCCTGTTGCATCCCAAGTAATTGTGAAGTTACCGTTAGATGATGACTGATCTGAACCAAAGTCAACATATCCAATTAATGGACGAGTTGCATTTGTTGCAGGAGTTGCATCATAAATAACTGCATAACGAGCAGTAATTGTTGATGAAGCCCAAGTTGTATCATCTGCATCAAGAACGATTACGTTTGTTGCTGATGAATATGTATTGGTTTTGTTAGCAAGAGTGTTTCCACCTGCTGTGTATCCTGTACCAGTGACTTCATTAGCGACAACATCGTCATAATAATCATGTGCGTCTTGATCTGGTGTGTATGCGTTTGTGATAAGTGCTACCTTAATGGTATCTGAATCCCAATCGATTTCCTTGTTAAAGGACTTTACTACGAAGTTTCCGTATAATTTACTAGCCATTTTTTATTCCTCCCCTTACGCTGTCTTCTCAACGATTGCAAATGCGTCTGCATCTGCAACTGCGAATCCACGACGGATGCGAGTCTTTAGGACTACACCATCACGAGCAAATTCTGCATCTCGAGAAACTACTGATTCTACTCCACCACGAACACCATTGATAAGCATCTGACGGTTACCTACAATAAGTAGAGGGTTATCGTTTGCTGCTGGTGATGCGGTTGCTGCTGCAGTTTTTGCTGCACCATATGAAATTACCAATGGATATCCAAATAGAGATCCTGGTGTTCCTGCTAGTGGATCTGGTAGAACTAGGTCATTGTTGCCCTTGATCATTCCACGAATTTCCTTAAGCATCTTTGGGTGAGCCATCCATACTGTGTTGGCTGCATCAAATTTGCTTGAATCTTCAGCAATGCCTAGTGCATTGTTAAGTTGTGCATAAGTTAATGCTCCACCTGTTTGAATTAAGTTTGTTCCTGCTGATCCTGGTGATACTGCACGATATAGAGATGTAAACGGTTGTCCGTCATCTCCATCGGCTGCTGCATGTACGCCAAGGCAAGCATTATCAAACTTTCGTGCCCATTGAGATGCCCACTCACGCTTATACACTGAAAGTGTATCTACGAGTTGGTCATTTACATCTTCTTCTGAAATATGCATCAATTGTGCATACTTTCTTGCTGTCAATACGATTTCGTCTAAAGTTGGGTTTGATGCTGGGATCTCATCGCCTTCAGCGACTACGACTGGTGCATCTCCAACGAAACGAGGTACTGACTTTGTGCGTGAGGCCATTGCTTCACGACGGGCAAAACGTTCTACAGCAGAATTTGCAATGAGGTCTTGAATTACTGTGGACCCTTGCTCTTCTAAAATGTAGCCGTTAGCCTCTGTTAGGTCTTTGCGACTAATTGTCATTTTTATCTCCTTTAAGATAAGTTAATTTTTTATTAAATTGTAAATTTGAATCGTCTAATTCAATATGATTATAGGGCAAGCGTCCACTTAATCCCAATAAGTCTATTGTACCATTTAATTCTTATAATCTACCAAGAATTTTAGCAGCCTGCAGTTGTGTTGCGCTATATTGAGTGCTTACACTTGCCTTTACGCCACTGTCTGCTTGACCACCAACACGAAGTTTATGATCAAAGATTTCTGGAAGATCTTCTTTAAGTTGGTTAAACTGACTGTCAAACCCAACAACATCAAAGTTGTCATCAAATTCAAACTTGGTCAAATCCATAAATTTAAGAAGTCTTCGTCCATCTTTTACGCCTTCCTCAGAGATTTTCTGTAAAACTTTTTCGTGAAGAAGTTTGCCACTAAAGTCTGCTATTTTTTGATTGCTGCTGTTTAGGTCAACTTCAAGTTTTTCTTTTTCTTCTCTGAACTTTTTAGCATCAGACTTAGCACGGTCCAAAGCAGCAAGTACTGCTTTTGGATCATTTAAAGTTGTTTCTTCAGTTGTTGCTTCTTCTGTATTGTTAGTTTCCAATTTGGCCTCCTGTGGCTTCCATCATTACATTGTTTGTGTTTGTGTTTTGAGTTAAAGTAGTTAATGATTCTTCTGCTGCTGCAATTTCTTTGGCAACTTGTAAATCATAACCCATTTCAATAAGAACTTGCTCAAGAGATACGCCAACTACTCGCTTCTTTACTGCAACTTCCCATGCATCTAAACTATCCATGCTCTCAATGTCTTTCCATCTAACTTGAATATTTGGTTCTGTAGCATTTTCCATTTTTAGAATAAATCTAAACATGTCAGCCCATGTTGAACCAAAAGTAATCTGGCGATCCTTTACCTTAGTAACAAGTGGTGCTTCAGCAGTTCTTAAAGACTCTCCAGAAGGAATGCTTCCTGTCTTTTCAAAATAGTGAAGTGGTGTGTTTGTAATAGATGCCATTGCACGAACAAAGTCTCTAACTGGTTCTGTAAAGACCTTGTGATCAGCAGGAGAGAACTCTCCAACTTTATCAACGCCTTTAAGATACCAAAGTTCTCCTGGTCCGTTCTTTAATTTACCAATATTTTCTGCATCTGTTCCTGTCTCATCAAAGTCTTCAAACTCTGAAGAGTTTCCTGAGCCACCTAATGCATAACGCTGTGGTGCTCCTTGGTAATCAACAGTAATCATGTGTGTTGTCATCAATTTGTTAATTGCATCTTGCGGACCGTAAGCGTCTGCGTGTTCTGGACGACCATACTGCTTAGATGTACGGAAATGAAACACTGGAACTTCACCCCAAGGGTTTTCTACTACAGAAACTGGCAAGAATCCGTTAGCAGAAACAATATTAATAACCTCTCCAGGCATTGTGTACTTCTCAATACGATCTGCGTAGTACATGTTTAAATGTGATGTTTTCTTTGTGTAGTCTAATGGATCTTCTGACTGCCACATCTTTGCAGCAAACCTTTTTGTACGAGGATATTCATCATCGTAAACCATTACAGTTGTAAGTGGTGAGTTGTAGTCTACAGTAGTGTTTCCTTCAACATCTGTCCAGACAATTGCATAGCAATCGCCATAGACTAGTGCACGACGGTGAATTTCATCTGCATCAATCTGCAAATCATTCATTTGCCAAATATCGTTAATCTTTTTGTTTGCTTCCTCTGTATTTGCTGTTATATTAGCAATTTCTAGACGATGAAGAACTGAATCTACTACAGTTCTAGCAAAGTTAAATCTAAAGTTGTTTCTTATGGTTCCTAATATATGAAGCCAACGGTTATTTGAGAAAACTTCTAAATTAGTTCCCTCGTAATATTCCTCAGCAACCAAATATGTATTTCTTCTATCTACTATTGTATCAATAGCCTTTTTAATATCAGACATTTTGTCTCCTTAAATAATTTATTTGTGTTGTTTCTAGTTTTACTGCTTTATTATCTAAAAAGTACAAAACGCCAGAAACAACAGCATCAAGTACATCCTCATGTGAAACTTTTGGAAAAGCCCACATCTGTTCTTCCAATGTTGGAAAATGTGCAGTGTGTCGCACCTTTCCTTGCTGGTAGAAATTTAAAGCCTTGCCAGCACGAATCTGCTTTGATAGACTTTGTGATTTGGATCTGTATTTGGCAGGGACTGATTTAAAAACATCTTTCCATAAGTCTCCACCTTGGTTTACTTCAACATAAAGTACACCAACATCAAACTTCTCTACCAGGTAGCCAACTCGATCTGCTATTTCCGATGGAGACATCTTTACTTGCTCTGCGTGTCTTACATAGATGTTTGAGTTACCAAGAGCATCTACACCTCTGGACATAATTGCTATACCTGTATAGTCAGAAATCTTGTTCTTTGTAACTGCTGGATCAATAGATATAATAGTGTTTCCGTAATCTGATAACTCTTCAATAATAATGTCTTCGTTGGTCCAGAACATGCCATCTGTGTTAACTGGACGGTTCATGTAGTTCTTTGCAAAGTCTCTTAGGTGTCTTTGACTGTTTAACCACTCCAAAGGCCACTTCTCAGGCCAGACAGAGCGTTCTGAGCCATCATCATTAGGCATAATGGCTGGATAGTAATGCACATCTACATTCTGGTCTGAAATCCAAGATAACTCAGGGTCATCATAGCCTTCGCCGTATTTACGGAACTGATCCATCACAGAGTTAGGCATTGTGGTCGTTCCGACAAAAATCATACGAGCATAAATGTTCATAGGTGCGATATCGTCAAATACAGTGTTCTTCTGTCTACCAGCCTGATATTCAGAGTAGTTCTTCTCACCCTTCTCAATATCATCTAGAATTATAAGGTCTGGACGCTGCCCAAAGACCTTCTTTCCTAGCGAGTTAGTGTCAATACCATTAGCATCAAATATAAAATCATTGCTTTGGATAATACGCCAAGAGTTAGAGGCCATCGCACGACCAGACGAGTTAACGATCTTAGGTTTGCAAAGGTCTGGATAGTCTTCAATAAGGTAGCCATTTGTCTCCAATTCATTTTTAAATGACATTAAGTGGGTTTCGGCCTGGGATGCAGCATCTGAGAAAGCAGCAATAAACTTAACATGTCCATGAGCAGCAGCCCACATAGGCAAAATCAGGAAGATCCAAGTAGATTTTCCGCATTCTCTGGGTGCTATGAAAGCATCACGGTTTTCTTTAGGGTTTTGAGGTTTATGAATCCAGGACTTGCCATATTCGGCTAGGTCCTTGTGGAATTCAGACAGGGTTATCTCTCCATGGGCGTTCTGAAGGTGATGAGGCAAGTAGATTAGGGCAAAAAGCATAGGATCATACTTGGTCAACTCTTTACGGCCATCAGAAAATGTCAATAACTCTACTGGCACATTGTCTAAAATATCAGTTGCTAACATTAATTCCTTTCTGCCAAGAGTTGATAGATATCGTCTACTCTTTTCTCAAGTCTGTTTACCTGGTCTTTTATGGAAGATCCTCCATTTGGCTTAAGTTCTGACAGTGCCTTAATCATATATTTGATCATTCCAAAGAAGCCTCCTGTAATTCCTAAGATTATTACTCCTATTGCAGATATTACCTCTGGTGTCACTTATAACACACCCTAGATTCAAAAGTATGGGAAATATCTTTTGCAGACAGCGAAAAAAACAAAAAGAAAAAAACCTTCGTGTTGGGTACCCGTCCCTTATCAAACCTCATTTGTAAAAACCTTCAAACCTTTATTTCTCATAGCCTCATTGCGAGCCTTTGCTTCATTCAATAGATCTATGATAGCCAAGTCTTGTCCATCCTTCTGTCTATTCTCATTGATAACAGTAGACTTTCCTTCTATAAGGTTTATGGTTTGTATAGCCTTATGTACAGCATTTGCTAACTTGTTCAAACCATCGCTATCCAAGGCATCTTGCATTAGTGCTTCTACACATCTATCTAATACTGCTTGTGCTGCTATTAGTTTTTCTTTATCAGTGTAAAAGTTTCTCGTATCTACCGCCATTTTTGCGAGGGTATCTATAGTAGGCAATTCAATACTGCGTTCTACAAACCACTTCTTGGCAGTATGATAAGACTTTGGATATTGGAGATATCTAAGTGTTGGACCTATTCCCATTTCCTGTGCAGTCTCTATAAATTCTATAATTTGTTCTTCTGTATATGTGCTATATCCCACGATATCCTCCTATAAGGGTTTGAAGGTTTGGATATTTGGTTTTACGACGCACATCTCTGGCATCTGCAGCAAATATAACCATCTTTTAAACCTCATCCATCTTGCTTAACAAACCCTCAATCATTTCAACCAAGTTATCGTCCAAACCAATATCTAATGTCATTTCGGTAGTATTCTCTCTGTCAAAGAATGTGAGGACAAACTTTAAGTTGCCATCTCTATACTCTACTGCTCCTGCATATGGGAATAGTGTCATATCTTTTCTATACCGTCCGAATTTTACCTAGTTTGTACATCATAGCAATTGTATCATTAAAATGCGGTGAAGGAGTAAAAAGAGGTGACTAAAAACTCCTCCACCACAATGGTTGGTAGACCATGACCTGCAGGACAGGTCGTATATCTAGTATAGCAGATCCTAGTTCTTTGTCAATGCTTTCTTTTGTTGTTTTTGTACATAAATAACCCAGCAAGGTTTACAGTAATTATGATGTCTATCTGCTCTATTTTTGTTGCGACCAAATTGAGATATTGGTTTTTCTTGCTTACAAATACCACAAATTTTAGAATCTCTTATAATTGTAGGAGGTGTAATAGCCCTCTTAGCACTTTTCTCTCTATCTCTTTCTTTACAACATGGTTTACAATATACATATAAGTTATTAATTGTATGACTAGAATAATAATAGTGACTTGCATCTTTAACTTCCCTGCATCTTGGGCATCTTTTATGCATAACGAGTCTCCCATTCGTGATTAGCATGTGTCTTAAGTCTATGGCAATTACAGCAAAGCGTTTGAAGGTTGTCTGCATTATTATTGCGCTTGTTACCATCAATATGATCGATCTCAAGTTGAACTCCATGTACTGCTATAAACATACAGCCTGGAGCCTCACAATAACCTTTCTTATTATATCCATATGCTTTATGACAACTCCAACATAAAACACCAAACCTTTGTCTGCCTTGGTTATCTAAACCAGAATTTCTAGAACCTTTACCACATGGGCAAAGCCTTCTTTCTAATGAACCTGTTGCTTTACCCATTGTTTTCCACCTCTATTATCTCTTGTATTACCTGATGTTCGAATCCTATCACTTCTGAGGTCCCGTTGCAAACCAGGCAGTTCCTATCACTATCTGTTATCTTGACTGCATTGCATCCTTTGCAATATACAATCTCATACTCTTTATCCATTGTTTATCTCCTTGTTATATACGCCCGAAACGGGCAATTCAGCCAGGAAAGAAGTCAGGCTTGTATAATTAAGTACTGCTTTTCCTTGGTTTCTAGTTGATATGTTTATCTTTCTTTTATCTTTATTTATCTTTAGTGTATCAATATTGACTAGTACTTCGTCAGATTCGATACATGGCTTAGTCATATTAGGTACATGGACTTCATAACGGTTGTTTTTGTATTGATTGTTACCGTGTTTTTTCTTGGTAACTACAAGCCATCCCAATTCCTGTAGATCTTTAATTATCTTAACTAATGTGTTCCTACTACCTACCCCAGAATCTTTCATCAATTGTTGCTGATTTGGATAGACATTTTGTCCTCTTGTGGCCAAGGCAAATAAAACAGCCTTGTAATGGCCAGAAGGTAGTGTCCTATCATCTCTGATAGCCACCAATACATTTAATTCCATTCGTCACCTTTTCTCTTATAACCTATTGTATCACATAACAAGGGACTGTGCAAACCTTTTAATTAAAAAATTCGCCTGTTTCTGGATCCATTTCGTCTTCATCATATGACTCTTCATCTGATAATACTTCTTGAGCATAGTCATAGGCTGCTTGCATTATTTGATTTCCTGCCTCGCAAATCTCACCCATAAAATCTGAGTATGGATCTGCACTTACATCGTCCCATCCATCTTCTGGTGATGCCTGTGCTGCATCTTCAAATGCTGGTCCAAGAGTAGATTCAAACACAGATGTCTGGCCTTCATTGACAACCATGCTTTCCATTGTACTTAAAGCCTCTTGCAAACCTTCACTTATAATTTCTTTTGCATCATAAATATCTTTGATGTCATCTATAAAACTAAATAAACCCATTTAGATTGTTCCTTGGTATTTAACTGCTCTCATTCTGTATCCTTCAACATTATTGAAAGCATTTAATATTGGCTCAAGATTACTTATTTGCCAGACAGTATCATCAAGAATAAGACTACCAGTTGAGTCTTTAATATTTGCAATTAATGAGCCTATTGCTACTGGCTGATCAGAACGGATTGTTAATTGTCCCGTTTTTGCCAAGCCAGCAGTAAGGAATATGTTGCCGACAAAATAATAACTTATTGAAGATGTACTGCCAACAGCACTTCTTACAAACTTATAAAGTTCTCCAGAATATTTATGACGAGTATATGCTAATGGTTTCATATTGTTGTCCAATCGGGATATGTTCCTGATGATGATATTGGGCCAGTCTTGATTGAGCGAGACTTTACAAAAGACAACTTGGAACATACCATTACAGCCATTGGCGCAATGAATGGTGAAACTCTGTCGCCAGGCTTAAATGTTGTTGAAGCGTCATTTTGCATTGTTGTTGAAACTGCCATTTGCTCAAAAACAATATCCTCGTTATTAAGCATGTAGGCTGACTGATAAGCAACTGCTCTTTTAAGTATTTCTAAATCATTAGTATCAGTTACAGCAGTTTCAAACTTGCCAACATATGCTTCAATAGCATATTGTGCTCTTTCAACAAGACCAGCGTTAACTATCTTGCCTGTAATTGTTTTTACTTGCGTTGTAGTAGCAAACATTTATTTCTCCTTTCTTATTCCGCCAGCCATTGCAGACCTAGATAAGTCATGCTTAGCACTGGAATTTCCTGTAGTGTATATATTTCTTCTGCTTCTGTTGTATAAAGATCTGACTGATAATTTATATTTCCAGAATAAGTTTTAGATCTAATAATACCATCAGAAGAGTTAGTTGGTGCCTGAATCAATGGTCCACCACCACCGTTGGTTGGCGTTGTTTGTCCAAGTTCAGTTAATTCACGAACATTAATTCGTTGTGGCAATCTATTTAATCTTTTTGTAGAGTACTGCCATCCACGAGTTGCAGTTGTTTCATTAATGTTTGGTGTTGGCAATACCTGAATGACAGCCTTATTGTAATCTTGACGGCTCATTGTATAGCCATCTTCAACAAAGTTTACAAATATTTTTCCTAATACTGGCTGACCTTTTAAAACCTGTGAAGCATGTACAATCAAAGTTGCTACATTGTTATCATCAGGATTAGTTAAAACTGATGTTGCGTTGTAATATGTGTTTTGCAATGTTGCTACAGTAGTTCCAGTTAGAATGTCTAATGGTTTAATAACTCTTAATGGTTTTATACCTTTAGCATTTAATCTTTCCCCTGGAATATTTTCATTTTCTGCAATTTTGCGAAGAGCAAGAGAAGGAATATAAAACTCATTACCTTCTAATAATCCTTGAGATTTATATGCATATTTAGCATGATATTCTTCTTGTTTATTAATATCTGTTGGAACATAATTAATAAAATCAGTAAGAACATACGTTGCTTTATTAGTTAAACCAGCAACTGGTGTTGCAATATGATATTGGTTTATTCTGTGTGTATCAAAGTACTGGTTAGAAGCCTCTGAAGGCTCAAATGGGTTGATTGCA